TTATTAGATCGTGTTAGGAGTGAGCGCAACTACCATGCTCTCAGGACGATAGAGTTTGAGGCCAAAGCGGGCGTTCATAACATACTCGTCACGACGCATATCTTTGTTACGCTCATACTCCACACGCGGTTCTTGCCTCCAAGCGCCAACGAACGGTGTTTCGTCCATGCCGCCAAGAGAACAGAACAGGTTTTGCACAAAACCAGTCGATGTCACCGAAGCACCACCAAGACCCGCATTTTCATCCGAAGCCGTTGTGGACAGGTAGTTAGAAACATAAACGTCAAAGCCGTAAATGTTTTTCACAAACGCCATTCCAGTGATGTCATTAACAAAACCAGTGTTGACCAAACCTTCAAAACGCGGGTTGTTGCTCACGTTAGTAAGATTGGTAAGTGTATTGAGAACATACTCTTGCGACGGATCAACAATCGCAACACGCATACCTGTGCAGTTGGCCTTATCCAGAGCAAACTTAGCTTTCGCAAAGTCGCCAAGTGTCAGATTACCTGCCGCTTCCGCACCAACAAACCGATGAGCCGCACCGTTGATGCTGTTCGCATCGTTCAGTGTTTGGCTACCAGCCAGCGCAAAAATCGAGGTTTCCATGTTTTCCTCAATCGCACGACGCATTTTCGGAATGAAGGAAGCGATCAGTTGATTAGCATAGTAGCTATCTTGTTTCGCTTTGTCGGTGATGTATGTAGCCGACTCAACATAGCGATCAATCGTCAGATTGAACTCACCAGTATCCATCGAATCATACACAACCGGCGCTTCTTCAGCCGTTTCACGCATCGGAATTTCACCAATTGACGGAATTGTCAGTTGGTTCCCATCAGGGAAATTTGTCAACCAACGAACGTACTTTTGACCTTGCAGACGATCTTTCAGAATTTCTTTAAGTTGATCGCTCCACAGTTCGGCACGAACGAGGTTGGCATTCACTGCATCATAATTGTGTGCCATATTAAACTCCTAGTTATTTACCGTAATAGAGATTAGGATTGCTCCTAACCGAACTATCCATTTGCAATTGAAAATCTTGACTATAGTAAAGAGTGGGATTGGTACGACGAATATTGTCAAAATACTCTTTAGTTCCAACTTTGGTCGCACGACCTGTGTTATTAACCGAAGAATAATTAACTGTCGTATTTATTCCACCTGTATCTGCTACAGTGTTTTGTGTTTCCTGTTTTGCAAACAGAGCTATAAATTTATCTGGATCAACAGAAGCAAGTTCAGTATACACCTTGTGCAGTTCGGGAGTTACAGCTACTGAAGCAAACTTTTCAGCCGCTTTTTCACCAAACAACTCCTTCATTTTAGCATCTGCTTTCAGAATGTTGTCCTGTTTTTTCTTCCTTGTTTCCAGACCTGTTACAGTAGCTTCAACCAACTTAGTAAGGTCTTCTACACTAGGTTGTTTAACCTGTACCTGATTGTCTACAGATTGTGTAGTTTGTTGTTGTTGCAACCGTTCCAAAACATCGTCAATTGTTTTATTGGCTACAGTTTGTTCTTTCAACTCTCGGTTTTCAGCCTTAAGTTGTTCGATAAAACCGTCAGCATGAACATACGCTTTTGCCAAGTCATCGACTGTTTTGTACTTCTTGCCCTCACCTACGAGAGCAGCTACCATGTCAGATTGTGTCTGAGGTACAGAAGGGGTGGCTTCTGACTGAATTGTAGCGGTTTCAGTGTTCTGCGTAGCATTGTCTGCTTTAAAAATTGTGTCATTGTCTGACATTTAATTCTCCTTAAAAAAGTCTCTATATGATATATTAGTAAAAAAACACCATTTTGTCCAATTACTTTTTACTACCTTCTGGCAACATATCTATAACTTCTTGATATGCTTGCCTTTTTCCTGCTTCAAAAGCTAACAGTGCATAATGATTGGAAATAGAAAAATCTTCAGATTTTATTTTATTTGTTGAACTTTTCAATTCCTCTAGCGTCTTATAGAGTGTTGTAAGTCCATACTGCATGTTATTCCATGTTTTTTCCCAATCTTCTTTGGAGCAATCTTCAGGCTTATGTTTAATAAGAATGTGTCTCATTTACATCATTCCTTGTTCCGGTGGCATTCCTTCAGGCATTGGCGGGCCTTCTACCGGAACCTGCTGCTCCACCTGCATGTCTTCTTGAATTTGGTTCATCAACCGTTGAGTTTCAGCTTGTTCAAAAATCATTACGTTGTCTTTAACAATTTTGTAGTTGTTCCATCCCAAGTTTTCTTCCAACGCTTTAGCAATGGCTTTGCCAGAAATGTGAGCAGCCACACTAGGTATTTGCGCCACTGTCTGCACTGTTTGTGCCAATTCTTGAATAAACTTAGCTTGTTCGGCAAAGTGCCTTGCACCCATCGGGAAAAGTTTACCATTTCCAACCAAGTCATCTTTGGTTACTTCAATAAACACTTCATTTCCAAAATCAGGATCAATAGTTTTGATGCGTTCAACTGCACCAAAATTACGCCTACTTTCCTCAAGCATGGAATTAAGCAACGGCTCAAGAATGTTTTTCTCAAACCAATTCACCTTACTTTGGAAAATACGACCCGCAGCATTTTCAAGCACCTGCACTTCGTATTTAGTTTTCTCACCCGGAGTGCGAATACCCATAGCTTGCTTGGGCGCACCTGCCAACTCTTCCATCCGATTCATCAACTCCACAATTTGCATATCAGCTTGCAATGCTGTAGCATCAGGACGCATAAATTCTACATCGCCTTCATCACCACAGAATATAATCTCACCCGGAGAATACTCAAACTCTTCTACCGTTATACCTTTAACTTTAGCTACAGGATAGGCAATTTGATCAAATACGTCAGCTTTCAGATTTTCAAGATGATCAATACGATATTGCATTCCCATCAACTGATCCAATGGCCCTTGCGCCCACAAGTTGTCAGAACGCAGCCTCCATCCACAGTGGAAGAAAGGTTTCTTTCCCAACCAACTTTTGTTAGGCTGTTTACGAAGAAGAAGTTTACGATCAGCAATTGTAATTACAACATCACGAATGTATTTACCAGATTCCCTATCCCAAATATCTCCCCAAAACTCAATCAACTCTACCATATCAGAATTAATATATTCATCAAAGCTGCCAAATCCATCAATAATCAATCCGTTATTTTTATACCGTTCAGGGTTGTCACGATAGGAAGCACGAAACTCCATAAGTTTCTTAATGGCTTTTTTGTCATATCCAAGTGTAGGATTGGTTTCTACGTCACTCATCAAGTCGCCAATGCTCTTAAGAACACGGCGAATAAACGGCGAACTTTCAAAATTTGTAGACAACGGATTAATTACAACGTCAAGTGGATTAACACGAAAAGCACGTGGCCCTGTGTACAAATTAATTGATTCGCCAGTGTCAGGGTTTTTCTTTGATTCAGAAACAAACGAGTGTCCTACAAACACATTACCATAATCAATGTAGTCATAAATAAGTTGTGACACCAGAAGTTGAAAATTAGATGCTTTCAACTTTTGTTTCATGTAATTTACAATGGCAGTACGTTTTTTCAACAAATCTTCTGTCTTATCTGTACTTTCCCAAGTAAACCAATCTTCACTAGGAAACAATGCAGCAATGTAGTTAGCATGTAGATTGTCTCTAATTTGTGTCAGTTTAGGGGTAACGGTAGAGTTTTTCCACGGAAGTTTGGAGTTTTCTGTTTTACGAGTGTCTGTTGCAAACAAATACTCACGCAACTCTTCTTTTTCTTCTTTCCACACTGTACGTGCCTCATCCCATTTCATCCAATAATCTACAATTGTAGACACCAGTTGATTAGGTTCGTCATAAATAAGTTGAATATTGTCTTGCATTTTATCTCCTATTAAGCAGCAATGCCGCCAAAGCGTTGTGAGTAAATTACATTACGATCTTTCTTTTTCCACATTTGTGATGTTCCTGTGGGTGGTTTTGCAATTTCTACAACACTAGCTAAAGCATCTTTAATGTCGTCGTGTTCTGGATTAGACATCAACAACTCTTCTTCTAACACTTGGCAATTGCCACCTTTATAATGCCAAATCATTTTATTACTATACCGTGGTTCTAGTATTGCACTAATACGTTCTTCTTTCTTCATATTGCGTGGAGGATTGTATTCTTCAATTGAAAAGATTACATTTTGACTACGCATATATTCTTTAAACTGTGTTACAATAAGACGTTGAGCAGCTACTACTTCAGCCCTAATTTTTCTAAACTTCCACTTCTTATACGACTTTTCAACTTTTTCATACATGACACTAATTTTATTTGTTTTAAATCTATCAATGTCAAGAATATAAATATTGTTGTCTTCATCGACTCCAATAACTACAAGTGCTGTATAGTCTGCTGTATTACTCACTGTAAACGCAAAGTCAATTGCAGCGTACACATTTAGCATATTGTCTCCAATATACCAAACACCACTTACGTTTTCTAATTTTTCTCTATCAAACCATT